ACCACCGCCACCGCCGCCTTCAACTAGAGTTAAAGAGCCAAATTGTGAGTCATTACCATCATTACCAACAAATTCGTTGCCGCTTTTTCTTGCGCCGCCTGCGCCAACAGTTACTGTATAGGCTTGAGTTAATAAACCTTCTGTGAAACTTAATAATCCACCAGCGCCGCCGCCGCCACCAAAACTACGCCCACCGCCGCCGCCGCCAGCAATAACTAAAATCTCAGCCGTAGCAGTTCTAGGATAATTTTGACTAGCAATAATCCCGATTAAACTCATTACGCTATATCTCCTACTACCAAAAATGTATTTGATGCGGTGCAGATAATAGAAGCTGCAGAATATCTAGCGCGTAGTTTAGGCGCTGTTGCTGTTGCGCCTGTTGAGTTAATTGTTACACCTGCGCCTTGCGATAGAGTTACTTGACCTGCGCCTATCTGAGCTATATTTATTACATCACCTGCGCTAAATACTGATGGTGGCACAGTTAGCGTAATTGCGCTTGCATTGTTAAGAGTTACTAGCTGATTAAGGTTAGCTGCTAATAGCGTATATGTAGTGCCTGTTTCTGCATCAAATTCTAGTTTTAATCTTAGTGTTACAGTTCCGCTGGTCGCTCCGCCTGATAGACCAGAATCTGTGCCTGTCGTAATTCCTTCAATATCACCAGTAGGGGTTGCCCAACTTGGAACTCCTGCTGCAACTGTTAGGACTTGGCCAGTTGAGCCAATAGGCAAAGCAGTATTTACATTGGCAGTTGCTGATCTATAAGCAAGTGCGCCAGTCGTAGTCTGTGGGTTTAAGTTCTTTGTCGTTGTATCGACTGAACTTCCCAAAGTGCGAATTGCAGCTGCGCCATCCTTGACGAGATCAGTATCGTCAGGAGTGTCCCAGCCGTAATTAGTAGTCGTTGCCATTTATTCTCCTTAGGCCACTATTGTAGCGTTTAGCCACTCCAAAGTAGGGCTGATTGTATTCCAATACTCAGTCGCTGGGACTGAGTTCCATCTGAACGCCTGAAGGCTAAAAGCGATAGGCGAGACATTTAGAGTCAAGTTAAGCTGATTAAGGCTGGCTGTCCAAGTCCAACCTTCTACAAATCCTTGGAATTCGCCACCTACCATATTGGCTGGCAGGTTGATGATATTTAGCGGTTGGCCCATAAATACTCCAAGAAGGTTATCTCGGTCTGAATTGTCGATTTCGCCGCTGGCTATTGGGAAGCTTATCTGACGCAAGGCAAATTGAGGGTAAGCGCGGATAAGAAGGTAGAAGGCTGCTTGAGCCGTAGCGTCTCCAGAATTGCGAAGTGTTGTCGATATGGTAGAAGCAAGAAGCCCATATTCAGATATTGATGCTAAATCCTCATCTGTAACTTCAGAGCCTGAAGTCCCATAACCAATTGTTATCGAATTTCTAACATCGCCAGCTCTTTTAATAATCGAAAGTCCAGGCCCAATTGAGTGATTACCATCTAAATCCACATAGCCATTAATTGCTAAGTATTGCGATCTATGCGTTGAATCTGCGTATCCAATACGACCTTGATTATCCTCATACAAATATCCAAGTCCGCTGGTGGCAAATCTAGAAGCAAGATTATAAACTGTGTCATTTAAATTGTTTTCAGAATGAAGCTCATAATCGCCTGGAGTATCAATTTCACCTAATCCGCTATTTTCTGCATCCTGCCATTGAACTAGCGGGTCATATCCATTCCAAGTCTCGGCAGCTGGGACTTCATTCCATTGGTCAAATAGAACTGTGCTTAGCAACTCCTCGATTCGGTCTCCGTCAAATTGATGTGCAAAGTTGCCCGTATAGATTGCGCGATTGAGCCGAGCCAAAGCTCCTACTGCAACTATCTTTATTTGTTGGCTGGTAGCAGTTGATCCTGAATATTGGACTGTAATGCCTAAATCCGTAATAAACCCACCAAATAAATTGACATAGGTTGCGCTGGAATTTTGCACTTCAATTGTTACTGCGTCATTAACCTCAAATGAAACTGACGCTTCAGAAGTCTCGATAAGCGTTAGGTTGCAATATCCAGCAATTGGCTGAGAGTAAATATCTGTTCGACCAGAGGTAATAGTAAGTCCGCTAAGTGTTGCGCTAGTAACTGTGCTGCCATTAACTTTGATTCGATAAATTGGATTCCAAGCGGTCATATAAGTAGTTGCTCTGTTCCAGCCCCAGTTCTGCGACCTGTGTTATTTAGCGCCGAAACGACTGCTCTGGTAAATCCCTCTTCATCAATAGCTGATGGAGCATTGACATTGATAACCACATTATTACGATCTAAATAATCGCCTTCTGCACCGATTCTCTCATTTGGAAATGCGCCAGCTGACCTTATTGGAGTGCTTGCTTTTTCAATAAGAGTTACAGTTGGACTTGCAGTTGCTAGATTGCCACCGCTGCCAGTAGTTAATTTACCACCAGTATTTATAGCCCCGCCGCCGCTACCAGTTCCGCTGCCACCTTTTGCCGATACTGAAATACCAAAAGGCAAGCTAGCTGCATTTACTGTATTACTTCCAGTGCTTGCAGCTGCATTTGCTTGATTATCAAATAATTTGGTCGCAGCAATAATTGCGCCTACTACTGCTGCACCAGTTGCTAGACCAGCTAAAGGATTTAAGGCGAATCGAGATGCAATAGCTGCTGCAACTGCGCTATTCCTNAAAGCTGTATAAGCAGCTACTAATCCTTGAATTAAAAGAATAGTTGCTGTCACCCCAGCGGCTATTTTATTTACTACAAATACTGTTGCTAGTATTCCAGCAACTAAAAATAGTTCATCTTTAAGATCAATAACTGTGTCGATAAAGCCCCTAACCTTTTTGCCCCATTCGACCGCTGTTTTTTGTGATTTAGTTAAACCTTCATTTAGACCACCAGAGCCAGTTAATCCTGAGATAAATGCCTCTAGTGCTGGTATAAAGTTTTCTAATATCCAAGCAGTTAATTCTTGGACAACTGGAAGCAAAGCAGCCCCAATAGATTCCTTGGCTTCATCAAGGGCAATCTTTACGCGCTCCATTTGCTTAGTTGTAGTCTCTGCCTCATTCTCAGCAAATTGACCAAAGGTGCTGGTTAATTGATTAAAAGTTTCATCAAAGGTTTGTGAAGCCAAATCCGCTTTATCTATTCCTAGACCTAATTTGCCAAGTGATGTGGTATTGCCATCATAAGCTCTACCGAGCGCATTAGTTACGGCTTCTAACGGCTTGCCTGTTGCGGCACTTAAATCTAATGCTAAATTTAGCAACTTCTGGGCTTCTTCAACATCCTGCGTTGATCTAACTAAACGCGTAAATGCTGGACGCAAACCATCATCGGCAACGCCTATAGCAATTGAAGTCTGCTTAATGTATTGCTCAACGCCAGCAATCTGTTTAGCGGTTGCGCCAGTAGTTGCTTCAATAGTTGCAGCTAAGCGCTTTTGAGCTGTCTCATCCTCGGCTGCTGCCTTAACGGCACTAACGGCAAATGCGCCAATAGCTGCTCCAGCGGCAGCAAAAGCTAAAGCCGCCTTCTTGCCAAATTCAGCAGCGCGCTCGCCAATCGAATCAATGTCTTTAGAGCCAGCNGATAACTTCTTTTGAAAATCAGCTGTATCTGCTAGAAGCTTAAGCGTTAAGGCTCTTGAATCAGATGCCATTGATGCCCCACTTATCTAGTATTTTATTAAATGCTGCTGTCCATTGTGCCACAATATTTTTCTGTTCTTGGCGTAAGGTTGGATAAATAAACCATCCGCGAGAGCCGCGGCCTTGTCTGCCAGAGTATGCAGGAAATTGCTTAAATTTATTAGAGCCAAATTCAAAGCCAGCCCAAAGCATTTGAGTATTAGCTCCACCGCTAAATCTTTGACTAGCAAAGCCGTATTTAATTTCGCCAGTAGTGCTGGTTTTAGATACTTTAGATCCGCTAACGATTCGATTAATGGCTTGCTGGCCTTGCGTTCTAGTTCTGGCTTTTGTAGCGATTGCAGTCTGAAGATAGGTGGCAAGAGCATTAGAACTTTGGCGAGCCTCGGCTTTGGCTTCGTCACCTAGGACGGAAAAGGCTTTATAGACTTGGCGAAGCTCTGTCCTGTCAAATGCTGACACTTCTTCAGCCATTGCTATCCCTTTCCTTTATCAGCTCGACTGCCGTTGCTACATCGTCCCAATCATCCCAATACTGCACTGGGATACCAGTCTTAAGAGCAACTATTANTAATAGCCGCCTTACGCTGTCGGGCTGATGGCTTTTGGGTCATCGTTGCCTGTCTTNATGTCGGCAACTGTTTCCATCCATATCTCAAAGCTCTTTATTGGCTTACCAGCGCTNTCGCGNTTGTGAGCGTTATAGGCNAAGAACATTAAGTCCCAGATTCCTATATTTTCTTGAGCNTTGGTAATAGTGTGTCCAGTTGCCTTTTCCCACTTAGCCCACTCTGGCGGTTGAGCAATATAAGTTGCTGATTCGCCTGAGTTATATTCAATTGTGATTGATAATTTCATAGCTCCCGATGCTCCGATCTGTTAGCTGAAGTTCTCTGTTGGTGTTCCAACGACTGTCATCGTCCAAGTATCAGTTAGCGCTCCTGGAGCTGCGCCACCTGCTGCTGGGAAGATTGGCAATACGCTGAAAGTAAATCTGCTGGGAAGATTGGCAATACGCTGAAAGTAAATACTGCGCCAGTTGCAGCTGTGAAAGCAACTGTAAGTGTGGTGTTAGGTGCTGTCTCAGCATCAGCCCACATTGCTTCGAATAGAGAGCTTGCAACTCCCCAATCCTGTAGCAATTCAATTGCAAATGTCCATTGCTTATCAACGGANTTATANGCGCGACCATCAAGAGTCTGATAGGTCTCGATGATAGTTTCGCAGCTTAGGACTGCGCTTGTTGCTTGGGCATCGTAATTTACGCTATCAAGCGTGAAGGTAACATCGCGCCCAGTTATTACTGTTGTTGGCATTTGGGTCTCCTATGCGGT